ATGACCTTGAAGGTTATTTACCCACCCTCTTCTGCTTTGTCAGTCTCTACGAGCACTGGCTGATCAGATCTAATTCTAATACTTGCCTCCAACACTATCTCGCTATGTTGCCGAGAGAGGTTCGGGTCTCTGCGACCTGGACGCTCGAAATAAGCGCCCATATGAGGTAGAGGTAGGTAACACAGTTCTTTTAAATGAGGGTAACTATCGTGAGTGACTAGGTCCTCCGCATCTGAAATTGTCCACAAGTGTTCTAGCACTTGGTACAATTTTATACCGGTATGATTTAGAGACTCTACGACGGGATGGTAACCAGGCCCATTATGGCTAAGTAGTTGTTCTGTCACAACTAACCCCAGCTCGCCATAGTACTCTAGCAACGTGTTGTCGCCAAGTACTGTACAGAGCCGTTCCGACGTTTCTTTTAGCCGCATTAAGTGAATGTGAAACATCATTCTTCTTAATGCAACTAGTGCTGCATTTGGTGCTATGTTACCCGCAACTGCGGGGCATAGTACATCTGCTTCCCATAAGAGAATCGAGAGGTACCTAGAGCCCTTTTGGTTTAGGTAATTAGGAACAACACTCAATGACAGAGGATTTTCGTAGAATTTGGTTTCAATTTGGTATCTAACCAAGTCGATGTATCCGTATATCGATCGTGAGGCAAGTACAAGAAGGTCGAAAGGAAATCCTGTGATTTCTCTTCCGTTGCAAGCAGTTCGCTTTGCAAACTCGAAACGTAATGTTCCGGGAACCGACTTCATACTTTTCTCCGGTGATATATTGATACCCAAACCCTTCAAAATCTTGGCATATTGGTCATACACTACACGGTGCCAAATGCAAATATCGTCGCCCAATATCTGATAGGATTTGAAAAGATCTTTCTTTTCACCCACAGACGTAAAGTAGGAAAATTGAACCAGACAGTGGTGGGCAATCGCGAAGATTGTCCAGCCAGAAATCAGTCCGAGAGGAGTGCCTATGGCCCACCGGAAAGTTTTATCTTCATACCGAAAATCTCTGTTGGTAAGAAGTTCTTTCCAAAGACTTGAAAGTCTTTGATCGTCGGTAAGCGCAAGAAGTACCGTCTCCATCGTAGAAACTGGCAGCCTGTCTGTAGCCTTTGTAAGATCGGCGGAGCCGATCCACGCTTTATTGAGACTTTGTGAAAGTATTCGAAAGAAGCCTTTCCCCTGGTTGAACGTGGAATCCATCGGAATCGTCTTTAAGGCCTTCATACCTGCGTCATGGATACATTGGAGACTGTTCATAGTCCACATGTCACCCATTGCAAATAATCTAGTCTTACCGCCCCTTTCGGATGCGAGGGCGATACGACCCGTGTATACTTTGCCTAAGGTTGATCGATCTGTGTGTTTAACACAGTGATCCATAGAATCATTCAGTAATGTCTGATTCATATGTTTATTGAACTCCTGTACTGTCTGGTACAGTCCGGATTCAGTAAGAGCTACGGCGTCTATATGCGCAGTAACTATTGCCTGACCATTAGGACCAGATCGTAATCTTCCGATTACACGTTTGCTGGGTTTCAGTGATGACTTGAACCGTAGTTTAAGATCATTGAACCAACGGGAGTTATTTAGGTAAGTAAGTAATTCCTTATTAAATTCATCCAGATCGAACTCTCCTCTATAGCCATCAGTGATGGACTTTGAGTCGAATTTCGGTTCTAGTCGAATAGCTTCGTACACTCGTGTACAAGTAAGTACAAGCCTTACAAACTTGTCGTCACTACTAAGTAGTAGTGGCTTGATTAGCGCTAATTTCCGACTCACATTGTCCTTAGATGACTTGTGAAAGGGAATAGGTTTAATCGGTCTACGGAGTGCAACATCCATTGCTTGTAAATGGATTGCCTTGAATAAAGTTAGGGTATATTGTTTACCATTGTGTTTAAGAGATTTCTCAAAATCTTGGTAATACGATGCTGTAAACTGCTCTAACCTCTTCTCATCGCAAGTATTGAATTGATGAATCGAAGCGGCGGTCATTATGATCGTCTTTAGATTGTTGAAATTTAATTTAACCATTTATCTTTGTTTGTTTGCTCTCCCCCGACTGGGGTGCCATCAAGATGATTGGCGAGGACGGCTTGTCTTTAGGACCAAACCGCGGACCCTGTTCTACGAGGATCCTGTCGTTCCCACTTG